AGCTAATGCCCAAGATTCAGTTCAGGCTGGTGGTAGCAATGGGAGTAATGATAGGGCTATTTTTTCTTTATCTAATTCTAGCGATAAAACCCAGATTGGATACAACACAGTTTCCAGCGCTGGGGATTCCAGCGATTTTGGAGATCGGACAATTACAACTTATGGGGTAGGCCCTGCTGGTGCGTTTACCTGTAATGGTACAAATAATAGGGGAGTGATGCTAGGAACTCCGGGTACTTCTAATGATCCACACATTTATCGACACACTTCAATGAGGACTTGTGATTACATAACGATTAACTCCGCAGGAAATGCTACTGATTTTGGTGATCTTGTAGCCGATACGACCTTTCTTGGTTCTTGCAGTAATGATACAAATGAAAGAGGTATCGGTATGCACGGTTATAGCAGTGATGGAGCCGACGTTCTACATAATGTTATCCAGTACATCACGATTAACAGTACAGGAAACGCTACTGACTTTGGAGACTTAATAGAGAAAATCGTACTAGGCCAATGCGGAAGTAACGGTGTAAATGAAAGGGGCTACCAGTACGGTGGTGATGGTTGGAATCAAAATATGGAAAGCAATACGATTCAATATATAACAATTAACTCGACAGGAAACTCATCAGACTTTGGAGATGCCTTGTTACAATACGGGCATACCGGGGCCACAGATAATGGATTTACTTAATGACAAAAGAACTTTCTATAGCCAAAGATAACAGCCTAGCTCTAATGAGTGAACTCAATATGGAGTTCGCTGTTATTGATGATAAAAAACTAGCCAAGATTTCAGAACGTATGAAGGAGATGGATAGAACTCTCAATTCCTTCAGCAAGAAGAATACTCAAACTACTGCTCAACTGATGTCGTTGACCATGATGTGCGATGCTCCTTACCGGAGATTGCGTCAGGTCTTGGCAGAGATTGAAAAGAAGAGAGGTGTTCTGGAAGATTCGGCATTTGACTTGCGTAAAAAGAAAGTACAGTTGCGCGACCTGAGAGCTAAAGATGATGAGCTTTCCATGATTGAAGCCGACCAAATGCAGCATGGTCTGCACAGGTCTAAAACATATATTGAAGCAACTCTGAAACAGCTTGCGATGTTCCAAGATACATATGAAGAGATTATGAAAGCCCACAATATTCCGGCAAACTGGAATGAGTTGGATTTTGAAAAAGAAGAAATCTCAAATCATATCAGGATGGGTTTTCGTAATTGTATTCGGAACATACTAGTCAGTGGCGGAATGAACATGGGAACGATGGAATACCTAGAACAGTTCGGTATCCATCCGGTTACGGCAAAGAAGTTAATCGTAGATTACTTGGCAGAAGTAGAAGCTATGGTGGCAGAAGGTAAGTACCCATCTGTAACCCACCTGTATGATTTCCTAGATAGGTGTGCCGAGATATTCCAAGATGCCCACCATGCTGTGATGGCAAGAATCGGTATTACTGACCTGATAAAAGATGAGTATGTATTTATGGAGATGCGGGACGTAGCTTGAATATCCTAGTTGGGACACCCTGTTATGGGTGTCAGATGACGATAGATTATTTCAACAGCATGACCCATCTCTTGCGAGACGGATTACAGCATGGAGTCAATGTTGATTTTATGCAGATTGGTAATCAGGTTACCAAGAAAGCAAGGAACTCCATCGTAAGTTATTTCCATACACATCCTGAATATACGCATCTTTTATTTGTGGATGCGGATACTGGTGTAGAAGCGGGCGGAATCGGAAAACTCTTAAAAAGCGGTAAGGATGTAATCGGTGCTCCCGTAGCATTGAAAGGTTTTAATCCTGATGGTTCTCCGGTATTAAACATTGGAAAGATTTATTCCCAAGAAGGATCAATTGCCGAGATTGAGCATATCGGCAACGCCTGTTTGATGTTCAGCAGGAAAGCAATAGATGCCTTGATTGAAATTTCTACTCCGTATGATGACTTTCCTAAATACAGCCGCGGTGATGAATCTCAAGGAAAAGCATGGGATGTATTTTATGTCGGAGTAATGGAGGATGGAATATATCGCCCAGAAGATTTTAGTACCTGCTGGAAGTTCAGAAACAAATTAGGAATAAAAGTGTATTGCGATTTAAGCGTTAAAACAACGCACCAAGGAACTCACCAGTTTAAGAGTTGGCAATGAATAAGAGGAAAATAATATGAGGTATGCAAAAGTAGAAAATGGCGCGATTACGGAGTATCCGTATGACCATGGTATGTTACGGAAGGACAACCCAAATACAAGTTTTCCAAAAGATTCTTTGCAGAGGGCTGACATCCGTTCCGATTATGGTGTCGTAGAGGTTGCAGAAGTATCTAAGCCTCAATCAGACACGCATAAAGTTTCAGAAGGCACACCCGCTTTGGTTAGCGGTAATTGGACACAGACATGGGATCAGGTCGCCAAGAGTGCAGAAGAATTATCAAATGCTGCTGTTAGTGCTCGGTCTTCCGAATACGGATTACCAGAAGACCAGATCGAGTTCATTACGGAGAACGGTCTGGATGCATGGCAAGCCAAGGTTGCTGAAATAAAGGCAAGGCATCCAAAGTAATGGCTTTAATCCCGATAGATCAAGTCGGGCAGGTAGGCATTGTCAAGGATATTAATGCTTGGCAACTACCTCCTAACGTCTGGACTGATGGTAATAATATAAGAGCAGAGCATGGGGCTATTCAGAAGACTCCGGGCTATAAGGAGGTTATGGCTTCCTGTCCTGTTGCACCTTATTATGTTACTAATTTATATGCCGGTACTACATCCTACTGGATAGTTGGTGGACTAACTAAGATTTACGTACACAACGGTTCAGCATGGACAAACATTACCAGACAGACTGATGGTTCTGACGTAAATTATAACGCTACCGCTAGAGAGAACTGGACTTCCACCGTATTAGGTGGTGTCCTGATTATGGCGAACGGTTATGATGTCCCGCAATTCTGGGCATTAAGTTCCGGTGTACCCTCCGTATCTAACAAGATGGCAGACCTTACAAACTGGTCTGCGGCTAACCATTATCCATTTTCAGTAAGAGCATTTCGCTCCTTCCTGATTGCTCTTAATGTATCAAAAGCGGGTACGGCTTATACCAGTCTAGTGAAGTGGTCTACGGAAGCGGCTACACAGGCTCTTCCATCTTCATGGGACGAAACGTCGGCAACGGTCGATGCCGGTGAATATGAATTAGCTGATACAAAAGGAAAAATTCTGGATGGGCTTCCTCTTACGGATAAGTTCTTTATTTATAAAGAGGACTCTATCTATGAATTATCGTATGTAGGTACACCGTTTATCTTTGCATTCCGCCAGCTCTCGCCAACTATTGGAGCCTTATCCAAGAACTGTGTAGTGGAATTTAATGATAAGCATTTCATCTTCGGAAATGGTGATATGTACATCAATGATGGAATGAGAGTTGAATCCATCTTACCCCATAAAATGCGGGATCATATTTTCAGCACCATCAATGGTGATGAGTATGCAAAATCATTTGTAGTCGCAGATTACGGTAATACGGAAATCTGGGCCTGTTATGTAACGTCATCTAATACGACCAACGTAGAGTGCGATAAGGCATTAGTATGGAACTGGGTAAACCAGACATTTACAGAGCGTGATCTTCCAAACTTGGGAATGATTGGATATGGCATTGAGGGTGATCCTCTCGCTTCCGCTTCATGGGCTGCTGACACCACCACTTGGACTACCAATACCAAGCAATGGAGTACAGCCGGTGCATCCGCATTCTCCAATACAGCCGGTAAATCATTGGTGATGGCATCTCCCACTAACACAAAGATGTACAGGCATAACACCGGCAATCAGGAAGATGGAAGCAATATGACATCCTACATCGAAAGAACCGGATTAACAATAAACGAACAGGGACAACCCGATTCGTCAATGGTAAAGAGTATCAGGGCGGTATGGCCCAAGATGACAGTATCAAGTGCAACCACAGTTAATGTGTATGTAGGTCACCAGATGTCTGCGGAAGAATCCATAACATGGGAAGGGCCGACTACATTTAATCCTGATTCACAATCAAAAGTTCCTGTTAGGGTAACCGGAAAATACATCGGTGTGAAATTTGAATCTACCGGCGATCAAACATGGAGATTGGATGGCTATTCTCTGGACATTAAGAACGCAGGGAATAGAGGCTCCAAGATGAACTGATGGCTACCCATGTAGATAGAGTAGAACGGTCTGTAACGCATTATTCACCCGGCCCATTACCAGTAAATCCAGAAGATTTAGGACAGTACGTTGTCACAGAACTTAAACGGCTAGGAGATATA